TGGAGGCCGGCGATACAGCTTCCGATTTTGAATTTTTACCTTATGGTGTAAATTTACATAGATGCTATAGATATTATTTTAAAACTTTAGCTTCTCAATGGTTATATGCTATAAATAGTACAAACAACAATTCTAGAAGTGAAGTTGTTTTTAAAAGTACAATGAGAGACACACCCACGGCTGGTTCCGTTGCCTTTTCTAATTCTGGAACTGGAACTGGAACGCAAAATGACAATAAAAATCATGTGACTGTTTATGTAAATGGCATAGGCTCAGCAGACACTTCTTTAAATACTGGTGCTACATTTTCGGCGGAGTTATAATGATTGAAACAGTAACAAAACATTATGTAGATGGAAAGTTTGAAAATTACATTATGATTAAAGATGGAGCTAAATTTTTTGTTCCATTAGCAGAAGGTAATACAGACTATCAAGAAATTCAAGAATGGGCCAAGATAGAGGGCAATAACATCATCGACAACGGAGCGTAGACCATGCTCTTTGGAAGTGATTACGGATTTGGGTCTTTACCTTTTGCATCCATTACCAATGAAAACAATGTAACTATCAATGTTACTAAGAATGAATTATCAATTAGTATTGGTAATCCTGGGATTGCAGCCGATTCTATTACAGAAGTACCTGATGGAAGTCAGGTTACCCTAGGAACAGGGACAGTTACTCTTACAGCAGACGCTAATACAAGTCCAACAGGGTCACAAGTTGTCCTAGGAACAGGAACAGTTACAGTTAGCGCAGGCGCTACTGTTTCTCCTAGTGGAAATAGTCTTGTAATTTCAAGTGGAACTGTTACAATAACAGCTGACGCAACTGTTGATCCTACAGGAAGTACTTTTACACTTGCTACTGGAACGGCACAAGCGATAACATGGAGCGAAATTATACCAGGGGCTACTATGGTATGGACACCAATAGACCCAACTTAATATTATGGCATCAACTTATTCAACAAACGCACAATTAGAGTTAATCACAACTGGTGAAAAAGCTGGTTTGTGGGGAACAATAACTAATACAAATTTACAAATCATGGAACAAACATCCACAGGGGTTTTAGATGTGGATCTTTCTGCAGGGAGTTCTACTCTCCTATTAACCGATGGAGCAACTTCTACAGGAAAAAATATATACTACAGACTTTATGGTACTTTAGCAGCTAACCGAACGGTTACTATGCCGGCTACTGCCAAAAGAGTCTGGATCATGAAAGATGAAACGGTTAGAGGAACATCAAATAGAACTTTAGGGGTTTTAACTGCTTCTGGAACTGAACAGCCTATCCCTCCAGGTGCTACTGTTTTATGTAAATCTAATGGCTCCGAAACAGTTGTAACTATTCTTGAAAAAGGATATGCAACTATCACTAATTCCAATAGTCCTTACACTGCTGTTGCAGGCGCACAGATATTGGCGAATACAACTACTTCAACCATTACTATTACTTTACCTTCAGCTGCTTCTGCAGGTGATGAAATAGCTATCACCGATGCAAGAGGTACTTTTCAATCTAATAATGTAACTGTAGACCGAAATGGGTTAAAGATTAATAGTGGGACTTCTAATTTAACCTTAAGTAATAATGGTCAATCTCTTACTTTAGTTTATGTAGATTCTACTAGAGGCTGGGCATACAAAAGTAATTATACTTCATAGGAGCTAAAAGATGTCGCTCTTTGAAATGAAATTTCAGCCGGGTGTCGACAAGCAGGACACTGCTGTCGGAGCAACCGATCGATGGATAGATTCTGACAATGTAAGATGGAGATATAATCTTCCGGAAAAAGTTGGAGGATGGTCTTCTTTATTAACAGACACCATTGTAGGTGTCGCTAGAAAGCAACACGCCTTTGTGGATAACGATGGCAATAAATATGTAGCAATAGGTACCGATAAATTTTTACTTATATATTTCGAAGGAACTCTTTACGATATAACACCTTGGCGTTCTAATAGTGCAGGAGTGCAAACAACTTTTACATCTTCTACTTTAGCAACAGATAGTACGACTGCTAAAACATGTACGATTACTACAGGAGCAGATCATGATCTAGAAGTAGGAGATATTATTGTTTTAGATAGTGTTACCTTACCAGGGGGTACAGGTTTAAATGCAACTGATTTTGAAGATAAAAAATTTCAAGTTTTAAGTGTTCCAACTTCTGTAACTTTTACTATTGACTCTTTAAATCAAGCTTCAGCTGCAGTGTCTACAGGGGGAAGTATGACAGTTCAACCTTATGCAACCGTGGGTCCAGCTGCTCAAACTTATGGATATGGGTTTGGTGTAGGAAATTTTGGAGGAACAATATCTGGGGTTCAAACAGATACATTAGATGGAGCTTTATTGGCTGATACTGCTGGTACTGGGGGATCAGGTACAAGTATAACTCTAGATTCAACAACAGGGTTTCCAACTTCCAACGGAACTATTCTTGTCGATAGCGAATTAATTTCTTATACAGCAGTGTCCTCTAACGATTTAACAACTATTACTAGAGGAGCTTATGGAACAGCTGTCGCTGGTACAACTGGAAGTGCTCATAGCGATGGAGCTACTGTTTATAATGCCACTAATTACACCCAATGGGGAAATGCAGTTAATGCCTCAGACGTTACACTAGAACCAGGTCTCTGGTCGCTAAGTAACTGGGGTGAAGTTTTAGTTGCAACTATTGCTAACGGTAAAACATATACTTGGAACTCAGGTGTAAGTGGATCTGCTAGATTCACAACTAAAGCCTCTAACTTAACTACTAGTTATGTAACAGCTGTTAGTAGTGGGGACGGAAACCCAACAGCTAGTAGAATGACTTTAGTTTCTCCAACTACTCGACACTTAATTCATTGTGGAACAGAAACAACTATTGGGGATACAGGAACACAAGATGATATGTTTATTAGATTCTCGGATCAAGAATCTATTAATACTTTTGCACCGACTGCTGATAATAGTGCTGGTACGCAACGTCTTCAAGATGGTACTAAAATTATGGGGGCTATTAAAGGAAAAGAAAATATACTTATCTGGACTGATAATGCTTTATATTCAATGAAATTTGTGGGTGCTCCCTTCACCTTCGGCTTTGAACAAGTAGGTACCAACTGTGGTCTTCTTGGTCAAAATGCGGTAGTGGAAATTGATGGGGTAGCTTATTGGATGGGAAATAATGGTTTCTTCTCTTTTGATGGTACTGTTAATACTTTATCCTGTGCAGTAGAAGACTATGTGTATAATGATTTTGATACGACTAAAGGACAACAGGTATGCGCAGGTATTAATAACTTGTTTACAGAAGTTATATGGTATTATCCTAGTCAAGGTGCAACCTATAATGACAGATACGTAGTATTTAATTATGGAGAGAGAACTCAACTCCCTACAGGAGTATGGTATACAGGAGTTAATACAAATTCCATTAGAACCACATGGATTGATTCTATTGTTTATCCTAAACCTTACGCAACACAATTTAATAGTTCAGCAACAGGAAGTTATCCTAGTATTATCGGAGAAACAGGACTAGGACAAAGTGTATTTTTCCAACATGAAATAGGGACAGATCAAATTAATCCGGATGGAAGTACCACAGCTTTAACTTCTTCGCTGCAATCTTTTGATTTTGCCATTCAAACCCAACAAGGTATGGGGGAATATTTCGTTGCAATGAGAAGATTTATTCCTGATTTTAAAACATTAACTGGTACAGTTAAAGTGGTAGTAGGTATAAAAGACTACCCATCTAATTCAAGTACCGATAGTACCTTAAGTCCTTTTAGTGTTTTACCAAGTTCTACTAAATTTGATACAAGAGCTCGAGGAAGATATGCTAATATACAAATTGAAAATGAAAACGCTGGAGAAGACTGGAGATACGGAACTTTCCAAGTCGATGTTCAAGCAGATGGGAGAAGATAATGGCTAAAATAGTAGTAAGATTACCTGAACCAAGAAAAGAATATACAGAAGATAATCAACGACAAATTAACAGAGCTATCAGTTCGGTTATAGAACAATTAAATTCAACCTATATGCAGCCCGATAAAGAGGACCAAGAAAGGTTTAATTTCTTTTTAACATAATGGCTAACGTTTATAAAAATATTCAAGCAAAAATTACCCCGGCGGGTTCATATCATGATATGTATGAAGCACCCACCGAGACCACTTCCTTAATTAAAAGTATTAAATTATTTAATGATCATAGTGGGGCATTAGATGTAGAGATTAAAGTATATGATTCATCAAGCACTACTGATTATGAATGGGATAAGGTTAGTATAAATGCCAGTGGAAGTATTGATTTATTAACCTTTAATAATATAATTATTCTCGAGGCAGGGGATAAAATTAAGATGCAATGTGCCACAGGAAATGTTATAAAAATGACAGCATCTGTGCTACAAACGAGCAGATCATAGGAGGATTATGCCATTTATAGAACAAGAAGCGAAAAGTGAATATAAAGAAATTGATGGTAAAAAAGTACATGTTATTACCCCTGAAGTAGAAATCACACTAACTAATAGTGAAACAGGTCAAGAGTATATGTCAGACAAAGAAGCTGACGATGATGTCGACAACCCATCTACAGATACTAAAAGAGAGCATATTCGAAGAGATGTGCATATAAAAGTAGCTGCTATGAAACTAGGGGCTGATACAGGTAAGGTATAAGATATTGACGATGAACAAAAAAACAAGTAAAGTGATAGGTTCAGGTATAATCCCTGCGATTTTAATATATAATCACACATTATTAAGGAATTAGAATTATGTTAAACATTCTCGAATGGGTTGCTGATAAGGCTACTAAATATAAAGACCTGATAAAACTCGGTACTTCAGCTAGTAAAGCATATTTAGATTACAAAGACGCAAAAAGAAAAGGCGAGCTACAAGAAGCTGCCTATGCAGATTATATGGCTCAAGCGGCAGCCGCTGGTGAAGAGGCACAAGCAGCTGTTGACATAGGACTTACTCCTATGACTGTAACCAATGTTCCAGAAACTAAAGCTGATGTTTCTAGTTTCACTAAACTAGCAGCTAGAGGTGGACTAATGTCCATACCGAATAGACAAAGAAAGAGATATGCGACAGGACCTGACGAAGTTGACGTAATGGAATTTGACGAAGAAGTAATTACTCCTGACTATTTAATGAAAGAAGAAGGAGTTAATATAGGTCCGATGGCTTCAGGTAAATATTCTCAAGAAGAAATAGAAGCATACGAAAATTATAAGTATGAAATGAATGAACAGAAACCTGGTTTTCCTATAATGGAAATAGACGAGTTTTTAAGATTTTGGTACAGTGCGGTTAAGGGTGAAGAAAATATAAAGATGGCTTCTGCACCGGATCCAATGGATGAAAGAAATTCTATGGCTAATATGCTGTTTAATAAAAACTTAGACGAGCTAACAGAAACACAACTTATTGAATTAGACGAAGCAATAGCTAATAGTTTAGCTAGGGGTGGTATTGCAGGTTTAAAAAAAGGTGGCAGAGTTAAATATGCTCAAGGATCTGGCATCATGAATCTAGGAGGATTAGAAAAAGATTATAGAACGACTGGTGGCTTTGTTCCAATTGGAGAGTATGAAAAAAAGGATGATGTCCCAGCAAGATTATCTAAAAACGAATTTGTAATGACAGCCGATGCAGTAAGAGCTGCAGGTGGTGGAAGTATTAATAAAGGTGCGCAAAGAA